CCATCGCGCCGCGTCTTAACCCGTCCCCCCATTTGGACGCGCCAATCGACTTGACCAACATTACATATCAGTGTCTCATCATCCCACTTGATAACAAGCAGGAATGGTTTATCTGTCGCACGGGCAAGCAAAAGCCCATGTGTTATTTTTAATGCTGAAATCGAGAACTCATCTCGGTCAGTGCTGTTCCCCTTCCTGCACTTGACCTCTACGAATGCAAGTATGTTTGCGCCAAACCATTGTCCACCCGGACGCTTTCTAATCATGGCAAAGTCTAAGCGATAAGATATTGGGAGCTTACAAAAGTCATACTTATCGCCCACGCCAAGATCTTCAAGCGCCCGGGTTTCATTTTTCAGGTCGGTACTAGACTCGAAGTTTTTTCTAGGTGTCATCTTCCCCCCAAGGTATGCTAACTATCGGTGGTCTTGGCGGCAGATACCCGTCCTTGTATTTGTCCCAAGGCATTTCCCCCCTGTTGTGCTTGACGGGGTTGTCCTTGTAGAAGTCCTCCCACCTCTGCCTTTCTTCCTTGCTCATGTGTTTCCATTCTTTCGATGTCGAGTTCAACATAAATAAGCTCTTCCTCGCGGTCGGATTTCTTGACCTCCCTGCGCTCTATCATGGTTTGAAGTTCCCTAGCCCGTTTATCTACTTTCTTTTTTTCCTTGAACATCTTGCTCAAGCTTTCGTTGTGGAGTGCTATCGATTTTTGTATTCTCTGACACTCCCTGTATAAGCTTGTTAAGCCTACCATCGCTCACCTCCCTGTCCTTTACGTGTTCGCGCAACAATTTGTGCTGCGGTCCCTGCGGTAGCCCTGTCGATATTTCAATCATATCGCTATTCTTTTCTGCGCCATACAAAGGCTCAAGGCTACCCAAGGTTCCAAGTACTGTACCGTTCTCTGCACATCGAGACATATGCTCGTACGTTTTGAGGAACGATGCCCGTACCGTCGAATTAAAATACTGCGTCTTACTGCGGCAAAGGTTAGCCCATCCCCCAAGCGAACGTATCGTCGCATGGATTAGTGGATCGTCAAAGTTGACCCCACGGTTGGAACCAACGCTACGCACCGCGCTCACTACACCTAGCCACGCCATTGCACTGCGCTCCTCCAAGTTCATGTTACCCTTACGCGCTGAGTCCAAGAAGTCGCTCGGCTTGGGCATCCACTTGCTTGTCTCGGCATGGTGCTTCGAGGCGGCGATGAAGCCATCGAGTGGCAACACCTTTAGTGTCTCCCAATATAGAGCGATGCTGCCCTGCGACAAAGGAGAGTCGTATAGGTCACTCAATGAGGTCAGCACTTCGAGGAACTTAACCTTGTCCTTTTTCTGCATCAAGAGCCTCCTTTGCTAACTTGCGTCTTCGGTGTTGCTTGTAGTACCAACCATTACAGATTGATTCATCATCCATCGTACCGTGAGTCGGCACCTCTACGTCCATGCGTATCTTTGCACCGTACTTCTTTTCGAGCTTCTTTATTTCTTCGGGGGTCATGTCGTGTTGCGTCCTGACCTTGCCCGTCTTTTGGTCAAACCTAGATTCTACCATTGCAAACCCAATCGTGTTAAAGTATCCACCTGTTGCATAACTTGCGCCATTGGTCGGTCCCTTTCCAAGGTGAACTATCGTGTCCTTCATTCTTCCCCCTAGTTTAGTGTTTTTCTGTCTATGTCGAAATCAGGAATAAACTCTAAGTCTATCTCGTTTCCATCCATGTCCATCGCTATAGACGGGCCATGAAACGGCCAATCGTGGCAGTGTGCCTGTTCACACCGTGGGCATACCATGAGTATCTCCACAGGCTCTAGTTCACCCTCTTCAAAGGCCATCGCGCTAACGTGAGTCAGGGCGCAACCAAACAACCGACAGATAAGCTTGTTCAGCCACTTAAATTTGCTCTTAAAATGCTTCATGATTTCCCCAAAGTGGATGTGACCAAGTAGGCTTAGGGGAGTAGGAAGATACCCACAAAGCCACATCCACAATAAATCTATAGTTTAAGCTCCCGCATTACCACTAAAATGGTACGTCTTCTGATGTTTGCATCGGTGGTGGTCCAACCTTAGACCAATCCTCTGCAATCTCAATCTCATTGTATCGGAGTACCTTCGGATACCCATCATCATTCGGCCCCATTACCGCCCTGCCCTTCTTGCCAACAAGCCCTAAAAGCTCATCGTCATTTTCGGGACGCTTGTTTAAACCCAACCCTGCTAAGAATTGGTCGAACTTCCACATGGCATTCGCCGTTAAGAACACTCGGTCGAAGCACCGAAAGGTTTTGCCGGAGTTATAGTAACCCTCTAGCTCAATCTCGACACCCTCTGTTCCTGTCCGATAGGTTTTATGCGCTGCACTTGTGATACTAAAATCATAAGTCCCCTTTGGGAAAATAAAGTCACCTTCTTGGGGTGCGCTTACTTCCACTGTTGTTTTGTTATCAGGATAATTAATCATTACTGCTCCTCTATACTTTTGTTGTTAACCAATTATTTAATTGCTTTAGTTTGTCTAAGCCAAGTCCGGCTAAGACATCCTTATTAATGTCATCTACGCTTTTGACCTTTGAGCTTTTCTTCAGGCTGCCCAACGCAACCCCAAGAGTCTCTTCATCCACTGAGCTAAGAAGCCCTAAGCACTTGCTCACCTCGTCGGTGGACAAGTCGCTGCCCATAGCCTCGGCATATTGTGAGTATCCAAGAGGAACCCTCGACGGCATCTCATATCCAATGCGGCTCTTGACTAAGCGTCCCGGCTCAGGCTCGAACACCAACCAACGCTCGTTGCCTACTGCTTGAGCTTTGGCTTTCTCACCGTCCCGTTGGATCACTCTGATGTCACTACATGCGTGACCTATTTGGTCGCACCATGCATTAATCACAGCCAAGCTTTGCTTAGGCAAGGAAGCCGCGCAAGCTGTAAAATCCTGCATTAGGCTATTGCTAACCTTGGCGGCACCCGTGTGGGACAACAGGATGACCTGCATACCTTGCTGTTGCAAGGCATCGAGCTTGATTTGCAGGAACTCCTTTAGGCGCTGTGCCACTACTGCGTTGCCCTTGCCATAGCTATTGAATCCCTCACGGCCTCGGGTGGCATTCATCACCCCACCAAAGTCAGTGTCGCACACTTCTTTTTCAAGAAGCGCCACGGCATTGTCTAACGTGTCGATGGCCACAGTCTTATAATTGTGGTCGGACCCTAGCAGGGCATCCACCGAATCGATAACATCTTGCCATGTTTGGCAGGTGCCATCGCTTGGCAATGTGTGTACGTCCGTACCTATGCTACCGCTCTCGGTCGCAATGATAACGGGACTGTCGGCATTGGCGGCGAAGGTGGTCTTACCAATCCCCGGATCTCCAATCACCATTAGCCTCGGTGGTGGTTTTTTCTTTTTTGTCTTGGACCTAGCCAAAGAAAACCTGTTCATTTTTTTTCCTCCATTAATTGAGGTAGCTCAGGGTGAGCCGCCTCTAGTTTAATCAAATTGTCGGCAGTCTCAAGATCATCCAATCCCTGACACACCTTAAAGAACTCGCACATCCCCCATCCCTTTCTACATGCGTTCGTGTTGCGTATCCATTGCCCATCCTGCATCCTGTCTTGAATGCGAGTGGCTAAGGTTCTATACTCACTAAGCGCACGAAGCCTATCGGCGGGCGTATAAACTATATCCTGTCGAGTGTAGCTAAATCTGTGCATCATAGAATCATCAGTGTAGAACTTGTGCATTTTTAACAAGTCCTTCATTTGAGTCTTGTCCTTGTAAATCACATCGTAGATGATTCTCGGTGGCTTCTCCCAAGGCAAGCCCATGTCTCGGCGCAGTGCCTCTTGATAGATAACAAGCTGCGTATCGAATGCATTTTGGCGTTGCTGCCAATAGACACCCATAGCATCCTTCGCAGTCCAATCGCCACAGGTCTTGTGTTCGATTAGAATTATCTCTCCTGTTTTTTTGTCCCTCAGAACACCGTCGAACTTGCCGCCGATGATGTTTGGGCCAAGCTCCATAGTGAACTCTTGTTCCACCGATACTGTTTCGTACCGCTCGGCGTGAAGCTCGGCATATCGTTTATAGTAGCCCTCAACAAAGATACACGATTTATCAATAATCGACGGGTCTTTATCACATAGCAGGTATGTGTTTGCTGACCGCTCTACCTCTCCAAGGGCTACTTCAAGGGTTTTACCAAGCAAGAATGCCTCTAAGCCTAAGTGTACAAGTGACCCCAAAACCAACGGCTCGCTCTCCTTATCCTCTCGGTATAAGTCCACGTAACGTAGTTTAAACTTGTACTCGCAGTCCTGATAACGTTTTATGCTTGATTGTGTGATCATCCTATCCCCCGAATGTGATGCTCAAATAGCGCAATAGTGCCGCGAGCGCAAGTGAAAAAAAGAATATTGAAATTTTTATCCGTATCGCCACTCGATTCCTGCGTTGCTTTGCATACGTTTGTTGTGCAAGATACCGCAACGCTGCCCGGTGCGTATTTGTGTGTTTTGAATTATATTCACCCATTTTTTAACCACTCCTTTGCTGCATTGATTGTGTTGATTGTGTTTGTTCCGATGTTGGGTACTACCTCATCCCGGGCGATAGCTATGAACCGCTCGACCTGCTCGGCATTCCTCATGCAAAGCTCCAAAGAAAGATACCGTGTCTTGGTTTCGTTCTGACCTAAGTGGAAAGGTGACTTATGTATCCCGTCTATAGCCGCTACGAGCTCCGTCACGGTGTATCCATCCT